AGTTTTTGTACCCCATGTACCGGCGTTTTCACCAGTTGCTTGAAGTTCGACTCCTAGTCCTGTAAATGTTGATGCCATAAATTATCTCCTATGCAGCGTCACTATAACTTGTATTTGATCCAGTTGCAACATCTGTATACGAAGAATTTGACCCTGTGTCAACCGCTTGATATGCTTGAATTCCAAAACCTGTAGCTGTGCCAAAACCTGCTACAGAGGATGTCATTGATTGACCTGTTAATCCCATTACATCAGCAGGAGTAATAGCTCCAACACTACCAGTTGCTGATACCCCTGTTAATCCCATTACATCAGCAGGAGTAATAGCTCCAACACTAGATGTTGCAGAAACTCCTGTTAAATCTACGACAGGACTTCCCGTTGTAACGAGTGATCCAACGCTAGAGGTTGCTGCTTGACCTGTTAATCCCATTACATCAGCAGGGGATATTGATCCAACGCTAGATGTCATTGATTGACCTGTTAATCCCATTACATCAGCGGGAGAAATAGATCCAACGCTAGAGGTTGCAGAGATACCTGTTAATGATAATGCTACATCACCAATTATGGTAGGAGATCCAACACTAGAGGTTGCTGCTTGACCTGTAAGTCCCATAACATCAGCAGGTGTAATTGATCCAACACTAGATGTTATAGATTGACCATCAAGTAAAATTGTTCCTTGAATACCCCACGCATTATCATTCCAAGCTTGTCTGCCCCAACCTGAATTTATTTCTGAACTTATGGTAACAGAACCTATAGAAAAACTTGCAGATACTCCTGATAAGGTTACATCTAAACTACTTTCTCCCCAGTTTTCATCACCCCAACTATCAGAACCCCAACCTTTTTCAGGAAAGGCATCCACTGTTCCTACAGAAGATGTAACTGAAACACCTGTTAAAGAAATTAAATTTACACCTGATTGCCAGGAATTAGATCCCCATGTATTTTGCCCCCAATCACTGTCCCCTATATAACTACTGCCACCCATTCCAGAGTGACTGCTACAATAATAAAAAAGAATAGATGGTGCATCAGATGCAACTGTTATTTGAGTGTATGCTCCAGAATTTCCTGGGGTTCCGTTTGTTACTACGCCAGTTGTATATTCACTGCCGCCTCCGTGTGTTCCATTTTCTGTTGTAGATAATCTTAGTGGGTGATTTTCATTAGAACTATCGGATTGATCAAATTGATAAACTCCACCTCTTGATAAGAAAACACTATCTTGTCGTACACCATTAATGAAGTATTTATTACCATCGTCAGTGCTTACGACCGTGACTGTGAATGTCGTAATAGACATAAGGAGTTCCTCCTTATGCTATTCTTATAATAGCGTTAGATGCGTCAGCTGTTGGAAATTGAATTGTAAAAGTTCCACTTGTTACAGTTTTATCACCACCAAAAGCTATTACTGCAACAGCTTTATCTGACTGCGTGTCGTTATAAATTAAAGCACCATTAGCAGTAAAAGTTGCAGAGGTAAAACTAACGTCTGCAAAATCACAAACTGCAGTATCTGAATCTAGAGTTGGAGTCACACTTGTTAAAGTGGCACCGCCTGCACTGTATGCAGATCCTGATGTATTTGAAATTTCGTTTGATGTTGAATAAGCAGTTGTTGATTTATTTAAAGTCGCTGAACTTGTAAACAAAGCTATTTTAAAAGTATTACCACTTGATGCAGTAAGATTGTGTGTGCCAACTAATATTTCTTGTTTGAAACTATTACAAATTGCCGATGTTATTGCCATAATTTATTCTCCTACGGGTTTGCTGAGGTTACCGGTATTCGAACAGTGCCATCTGTGTAGTCATCTCTTCGTCTTCTACCGACTTGCTCGTTAGCAAACTTCTGTACCTCTTGTTTATACTTATTTTCATATAGTGTCAACATGTCTATCGGACCTTTTAAAAATCCATATGCCTCTGATAGACAGCAATATAACAGCCCATTTGGAAAATTAAGACTAATATAATTGGTATCATTATTTTCTAATAATGCAGGAGCTGCATTGTAATGAACCCTAAATTTATATGTTGTGTCAGGAACTGGAGCAAATATCATTCTTCCAGATGAAGTATCTGATTCCCCTGTAGCACCACCAAACATAGCATAGTATTTTGGTTGTCCTCTTTTAGCTGATTCTGTTGAAGATATATATTCTTGAAGATACGTGACATCTTTCTTTTCTAACCAAACATTAGCACCAGTGGTAGTAGATGTTGAATCATAAACCTGTATGCCTCTAATAAAAACTGCTCCTGCAGGAGCGTTAATTGTTTCTTGACCCGCAACTAAATTACCTATTTGTTGTTTTCTATCAGCATCAATAGGCACATCTCTAAATATTCTATATTGTGCATTTAAAATAATATTTTCTAAAACAGAATCTGATAAAACGTTAGAATCTGTTTCGGTATAACTTCTTATTTGAGTTTTTAATCCTGATGCACTTAATCCAGCCATTATGCTACTATCTCCTGACAACGAGGACAAGATTTTCTAAATCTTAAATGTCCTGAACAATGTTTTAATTTTCCGTTTTCCTCAACATAG